TCTTTGGGAACAATTCCTTGTACTTCTCATCATCAACAAGGTTTCTAATCATTCGGCCAAAACGCTGCGCTAACTCAGCAGTGTGGGAGCCGACAATGAGTTTAGTATCAGGGCTCCGGCCCATCAGATATGCTGGAAACAGATAGCTCCCAAGCTGGGACTTGCCATGCCGTGGAGGCATCGCAATCATCAGGCGTTTGCACTCACCTGTAATGACACGGTCAAGGGCTTTAGCAATACGCCGATGGTGTTCCCCGACAATCATCTCGGGCCAGACGTACTGGCAGAAGGACAGGAAGTCAGTGGTTGCTCTGTCCTGAGCTTCTAGCAATCTAAGACGAAGTTCTAGTCTTAGCTGCTCGTCTTGTACGTCATCCGGTTTTGTAGAGTGCATAGGCCACGTTTTGAAATTTGCATAAATATAACCCCTGATTGCATTTAAAACAACAAGGGGGGGTGTTTTGGGGAGGCCATGTTTAAACAGGTTCTAAATTTGGCTAAAACTTGGCGAAGCTTTTGCCTGCAACTGACGTACCTAAAATGGCCCTCCCCCCTCTCCTAATCCCAATCCCAATACACACACAGAGAGTAACAGGCGGGCCCACCCACCCCCGCCACCACCTAATAAGGGAAAAATAGAAGAAAAAAGAGAACTGTAAGGCGCGCGTAAGGGTTCTGTGTTATGCATACAGGGCCCATGGGCCCTGTAATACTGTACAGGGTACAGTAATGTACCGGCTGACAAAAAAGGCAACCAGTAGGCTGCCTTCGTGTTTGTGATTTCTGGGTTGTATGTACATACAACCCAGACCCGCTGGTCTAGTCACAGACCAGTTCGAACTGGGGGACCTCTTCCACTTTCACCCCAGTTTGTACTTTTCTGCAGGTTGGGCTATCGGTCCGGACAAATGCAGAGATGCTAACGAGCACGTCGTCCAGTTCGAAAGTGTAATCCCGATTCAAGTACTGGGGCCAGTCACGTGTTGTGGCCTTTTCGGTTTTGCTTGAAAAGAATTCAAGCAGGCCCATCAACTGGGTGTCTTTGAATGATTCCAAAGCATTTAAGTTCACAGCAATTGTGGGCTTGTGATAACTTGTTCGAACGAACAAGTTATGCACGTTCAAATCTAGATCCTTGAAAACCCCAGAGTAGTTCACTCTGATTTTCATACGTGCTTCATCTAGGATTTTAGCTCTAGCGATTAAATTGTGTCCCTCTTTGCGGGACTGTTCTGTTGCATTATTGATCGCGTTGATCAATGGATTTGTCTTGCGGTTCATAATCTCTATTCTTTCTAAAGTTGTACTGGATCGGCTGATCCAGTACATGGATTATATCACAGATTATTTAACAGTAACACTAAATTCAACATTACTGATTGCGTCTTGAATCTTTTCATCTATGTTGTTATCCATCCAAGATTCAATTGCATCGTCCACGTTGTAATCGGTGACATCAAAGTTATCTGACATCCAGTTACTGATTTTGTCATCAACAAGGTTATCAATGTGTTCATCGACAACATTACCGATAGCATCTTCGCGGATCAGTTTGTGCTCTGCGATCCGCTCGTCGATCAAAGCAATGATGGCCAACTTCTCGGGGCTCGGGCCTTGGGACTGGGTCACTGCACTTTCGATGGTGTTGATCACAACACCGAATGCAGTCCGGACTGCTACTTGATCAGTGGCACTCAAAGTGTTAATCATCATCTCTGAATAATCCAACGCGGACTGGATGTCCATGCCACGTGATGCAAACAGATTATTGCGGAAGGGTGTTACTGGGTTGCTCATTGCGTTCTCTCTTCTTTCTAGGGTTGTATCTAATCGGCCGATTAGACAGTTGAATTATAGCACGTTATTTGAAATCTAAGTCAACACTTAAAAAATACATAGATCTGCCATCTTTTAGTTGTACGTAACAAAATGCATGTTCATCTTGTTTTCTGGGATCATCCCCTTGAGTAGCCCCCTCAAGTTCCTCTGCAGTAACAAAGGTTGGATGAACCATCGTGTCGTAGTTCTCGAACGTGAAAGATGCAGGGACTGCTAACTCTTCCTCAATCAGGTCTTCACGCATTCTTATTGTTCCAACCCATTCCCTCTCTTCTTTAGCCTCCACGTTCCAAGACTTAGGGGGCATCTTCTTGAGCAAGGCCCGAGCGGTTTCAATGTCAAGGGTCAATTCATCAATCCAAGATCCATCGACAATGTAAGTGTCAGCGGACTGCATAAGATTGTTCAAGGCCTCGCCAAGCAAATCAATTTTTTCTTGATCAGTCATTTCTCTATCCTTTCTTTAACCTTTGTAAAACCTTCAACAAAAAAGATCCAACTCTTTGATCTGGGGGTGTAGAAGGTTGAAGCCACTTCTTCCACTGTGTAATGATTTTGCAAAACCCATGGGTTAGCTTCAGCATAAGCAATGCCAAAAGCATAGGGTGTGAATTCACGTTTCTTTTCGGGGTCCATCTCTCTATCCTTTCTGTTGTGGAGATCAAATTATACCACCGCGCCAGCAACTTGCAACAAATAAAACAAAAAAAGTATGCGGGCCCACCCACCCCCGCCACCACCTTACAAGGGAAAAAATCAAAGAAAAGAAAATTGGCAGCAGAGAGAAAAGCCCCGCGGGCCGTTAGGCCCGCGGGCCATGGGCCACGGCCCAAAGAACAAAAACCACGGCCCGCGGAGCGCGGGCCGTGGTCCAAGCGCCACGATTGACGCGTTGAGCGGGAGGGGCCGAGGGCCTAGTTTATAGGGTTTACTTTACCGCCCACTTTATGCGTTTTTTGCATAACCTTTAAGAGGGAAAAGCGATATAATATCGCCCCTCCCGTTTTATGGTTAACTCGAGAGCAATTCCAAGGCCCTATTTTTCAAAGCAGCGCCCGTGCCAAACCAAGCAGATTCAATGCGGGTATTGTCAGAGCGTCCGCGCTCATGATCTACTAATTCAGTGACCGCATTCAAGGCCGCCCACCGCGTGCCGGCCACGCCCACAATATCGGAACCGATAGCGCGCCCATTAAATAATTCAATGATTCGCTTGAATGCGCGGCTGTCTTTAATTTCGATTTTGCCGGTGTGGTAGGGCTTCAATAATTCGGTTACAAAATCGTCCGCCTGTTCGGCCGTCATACTTTCACCGGCCAATTTGCGAGATTGAACTAAAAACCGCTCCCACTGGTTGGCCACGATGCCAAGCTGCAGCCGGACATCGTCCGCGTTGAACCGCTCAGAATGTAAAACCCTGATCTGTGCTTCGCTGTTATTGACGGCCGCCGTGATTGTGTTATTGCATACCACGCGCACACTGGTGAACTTGGCTATTGTGGCCATGGTTCCATCGTACGATGTGCCAAGCAAAACATAAGGGCGCACTGTATCGCCTTCAACGATATCGGCCCCCTCGTTTACTTTCGCCAGAGCCCAAACCCTCCGGCCATAACTTAGCGCGCCCGCGGTTTCCATGGTGAACCCGCCAAGATCCACAAGCTTACTAAAAAACCCCATGACCTCCGCGGGTTGAACCACGTTATAGCCCTGTGAGACTACAGCTAACGGCGCGCCGGTATCGCTTCTATGCAAAACCTTTCTATCAGGCCAAGCTTGCGGAGCACTGGTGGCCGGTGTGTTAAATAAAACGGGGCTTTCTAATACGTCATAAGCCAAACCGGCTTGCTGTGTCCATTGTTCAATTGTCGCGCCCGCTGTCAATTGCTGCCCTAGTTTATGCCAAGGGGCTAAACCTGAATAAGCAATTGCTGCTGTGCCTGTTGTTGTGTCGATCATATGTGCCATGCTATTCTTTCTATTAAGTTAATGAATACCGGTTTTGTGCCGGTACACGGATTGTACATCATTTTTACACTCTGCAACATTTATTTACAATTTATTTGTCTAGTTTATCTGCTACCCAACACAGCAGCAAAAAAACAACTAGGCCGGCAATTATCACGTGGCCCCCAATTCTAGGCCGCAATCGCCCGCGATGTGATGGCGCAAAAAAGATCCATGTGGGAGCGTGCGCACAAATTCGCGAAGCGCTGCAGCATCATTTTTAGCGCCGTTTTTTCTCGTGTTGTGCCACTGTATCGCTACCGGTCCGCTTGCAGCATAACACCCGCCGTCTTCATCTTTTCCCACTTTCTTTTTACCGGTGCCATGGGCAACAAAAACAACGACAAATTCGCGGAAGGGACGCGCACACAATGGCCGGCCACCGCCGCACTGCTGACAGCTGAAATTGTCGGCCTTTTCTGCAGGGCACTGCACAAAATTAACACCATGTATTTTTTGCGGCCACTGGTCCGCTGTTTCTAAGGGCGCAGCATAAACGGCCGGACGGCCTAATTCAAAAGCCCGCACTGCTTCGGCCGTTGTGTCGCAGCTTGCATTTATAACTGTTTTATTTGGCTGAGGAAAAGGGAGCGCCTCGGCCGTGAAATGCGAATAGGTCCAAGCTTGACCACCACGCGGCACGCTATCAAAAACAGCAGCTAAATATTCACTGTCTATTTGTGATGTGCCGGTTTCACTTTTCGGGTGCAGGCTGCAGCTTGTGGGGCACGTGCCATAGGTTTCATGTTCGCCACTGCGATAAGTAACTGCTATTGGGCCGGTTTTGCTGTTAGCGCTAATACGTACGGTTTTTAACATTTTGCTATTCTTTCTGTGGTTGGATTAAAGCTCTGAGCCCATCATATAGGCAATTGTGAAATCTTGAATTTCACTTTCACTAAGCCACTTTTCTATGTGCTCAAGGGGCACAATTGAAAGCCCGTAAGTGTGCCGGAGATATGCGCAAGAAAAGAAAAAATCTTTATGTGTGCGTTGATAATTTTTCATCTCTATCCTTTCTGTTGTGAAGGCCCTAGTATAGCAACACTTTGGGCCTTTTGTGTATGATATTTTCTAGGGGTTTTCACGCGTCGCACAATTAAGGGACTGCTGTTTTCGTCCCATGGCATAACCAAAAAAGGTAAGTCATCGGCCGACATAACGCGCATAAAGTCACGAGCGCGAACAAGGGAAGGGAGGGTGCGAATCACACTTTGAGAATTAGGGAAGCACACATCATATTTATAAATTGGCATTTTCTATCCTTTTTGGGTTAGTCGTCGCGGTCGGTGTTCAACTCAAGGCGCGGATATTCGTCTTCAACAAAGCTATCGTCAATATGCGCAATTTGCAAACGGGTTCCGGCATCCCAAATCAAGACGGGCAAATCTTGCGGCAAATTAGCGAGCGCAGCCGACAATTTGCCAACTGTCATTCCCTTGTCAGCGCGAGCATGCTTCAAAGCACAAAACCAAACCTCATACGCATCAGCAATCGACGAATAAACATCATCCATCGAATCGCAAAATTCGCGGCTGCTGCGCTCGTCCGGATCAGCAGATAAAAAGCGAACTACATCAGCACGCGAAGCAACAGCAACGGCATGCTGATAAACGTCAAGGAAAGCCACTTCATCAAAGCTCAAATTTTTCATTTTGTCCCCCAAGGCGTATCGAAGGAATGGACAATGTCGCCCTTGGCGTCATAGACGATCACAACAAGGTCACCGCTGCTGAGATACACCTCAACGTAACCGCTGTTTTTGCCGATGTTAACAACGGCGGACTTGACATCGTTGTCAAGCAATTCAACTGATAGTTTCATATCTGCTCTCTTCTTTCTAAGGCACCGGATCAAGCACCGGCATTGCCAGTATAGCAAGGTTTTTGTACCTTGCAACACTTATTTACATTTATTTTACTAAACCTAGGGTTTCCTCTAGTTCCCCCCATGGCATGCCACGCGATGGCCAACAGCGAAGGGGCTCAAGCTTTATGCCCTCTGCAGCCAATTTCATAGCATCGCTCCCCTCATACAAGCGAATGGTCGAGGGGCGTAGTGTGTTACCCATGTCAAGAATAAGAATGTAGCAAGGCCTATCCTTAGCAGCATGCCGAGTCATGAAAGCAATTTGATGTGGACGCAGCCCAACTTTTAAGCCCTTGGCAACCACTTTCAATTCCATCAAAACAAAGTATTCCCCAACACCCACCAACATGTCAGGAATGCCAAGGTTCACACGATTCTCAATGCGTTCAATGCTGCAGTTGACAAGGCCGGCTTTCACCCTAGCCGAAAATCTAGCTTCAGGCGTCATCTGATCCCCCCAAATCCTGCTCAAAGATGTCAGGCGGAGGCTGCTCCACTCCCGCGTCGAAATCGGGGTCTTTTTCTCTTGCTGCACTTTCAATCACCACTCCAGTGTCCGCATCGATCAAGGCAGTGGGTGGAGGCCCACCATACAGCTTTTTAAGCTCATCAAGCTTGCGCTGCACCTCTTCCTTGCTCATGCTGTCAATTGTGCCGTGGCGGATCTCTTTGCGCTCCACATAGATTGTCCCCAAGGCTTGGCCCCTACGATACTCTGCTTGGACTGCTGCGGCAAATGCACCGGCATCCAATGCTTTATCGCGAATGGTCTGCAAATCGCGCATATGGCGCTCGTATGACGTGTTGTACTTGGAGGCCAACTCAGCACGATAGGCTTGAATGGCCGCTACAACGTGCGGATTGATGTCAGGGTGGGTAAGCTTCCAAGCCATGACAGAAGCGCTGGTGGCCTTGTATCCGGCCCTTATGGCTGCCTCTTTCATGGTCACCCGTCCGTCACCACTCACAAGCTCGGTAACAAAGGTCCATTCCTTAGGCGTCAGCTTCCTGCGCTGCTGACGCAGCGGGGCCACTTCTGTGGTCATACGCTTGCGCGCCTTGTCAGGCATAACCGGTGGAACGTTGTAGACGTCTTTCTTGGCCATTAGCTGATTCTCCACAAGCGCCAACCATTGTCCACCTTGCGCAGCGTGAATACCCATTTGGGCTGATGCACACGTGTGAAGCGAAGGGCAGCCACACGACAACTCTCTGCTTGCTTGCGAATGCCAAACAGGATGCTGTCGCCCGCCTCCATATCCCCAAAAGGATATTTGGATCGATTGGTTGGCAGGGCTATTCCCTGATCAATGTGTACCATGCTTAACTCCCGTAAAAGAACTACCACGAGTATATCGCGTGTC